ATGCGGGAGATGCAGTCGCATCGAGCCCTGCTCTGGCGAGAGCGCAACAGGCGCAAGCGCGCCGCGAAATCCATTCCGCCGGCCGAGCCGGCATCACGAGGTGAATCATGAACGAGATCGAGACGCTAGTTGAGCGGCTGGAGGCACACATTGCAGGCATCGGGACGCTAGTCGGAGATGAGGCGCGGAAAGTCGATGACGACATCCGCGCGGTGCTCATCGAGAGCAAGGCGTGGCTGGAAGCTCATCTGATCAACATGCGCAGCGCGGTATCCAAGCCGGCCCTGACCGACGTCGATGCCGCTGCGGACGTGACCGGAACGCCGAGGCCTAACGCCGCCCCAGCCTCGGCCTCGAACGACGACCAGCCCGAGCCGCCGGCCGCCGCATGACCTGGAGCACGCACCAGCCGCCCCGTCAGGGCGAATACCTCGTCGTCGATGCGTGGCACCGGCGCGAGGTGGCGACGTGGCGACCGGACCTTGGCTGGTGCGTGCGTGGGAAGTGGGTGGGGAAGGATGGGGTTGAGGCATGGATGGAGTTGCCGGAGGTGCCGGAGGGGGTAGGGCATGGCTGATTCGAGTCCAACGCCCTTCCGCCAGCACCGCACGCCGCGGCCCGTGGCCTCGCTGGTCATCGATTCGCCAGCTTGGTGCGCGGCGAGGGTCATGGCGCGCGTGGCCGACATTGCTCGGCGTCGCACCTGCTGCTGCTACGTCTTCGTGCGCGGTGACCTGGTCTACGTGCTGAGCGAGGACAATGCGATAGCGCACGCCTGGGCGCTCCGCTACACGGAGGACTGGATGGGAGTGTACGGCCTGCACGCCGACCTCGGGCTGATTGCCGCCGATCTGGACGAAATGCAGCGCCGTTGACGCCTTTCCGGCATCCCGCAATCTCCGCGGCATGGACCATGTCGCCTCCCTCCGCATCACCGAAGGCCTGCGCTATCTCGCGGGCGAGTTCTCCGCGTCACGAGACGAGTTCCGGCGCGACAACCAGCCGCATGGTGATGCAGTGCTGCTGGCCTGCGAATCGCTCGGCTACGTCGGCCGCGGTCAGACGCCCGAGACGCGCGACCGGCTCGCGCTGACGCCGGCCGGCATGCGCCGGCTTGCGGATGTCGAGCCGGAGCTGGCGAACGAGGGATGATCCATGCCGGCGCCGCGCAAGCACGACCGCGACAAGCTGGTGGAGACGATCTGCACGCGCCTGGCAACCGGCGAGCCCATGGCCGTCATCTGCCGCGATATTGGCGTGCCGGTGCGCACCGTGAATGAATGGCGAGCCCAGGACCGGGCAATTGCATCGCAGTTCGACGATGCGCGCGATCTCGGCTATGACGCGATCGCGCACGACGCACTGGTGATCGCGGACACGCCGCAACTCGGCGTCATCGAGAAACTGGAGCCGGTCAAGACGAAGAACGGGCGCACGAAGCTGGTGGTGACCGAACGTCGCAACGAGGACATGCTGGGCCACCGGAAGCTGCGGGTGGAGACGCGCCTGAAGCTGCTGGCTAAATGGGACCCGCGCCGGTACGGCGACAAGGTGCAACTCGCGAATCATGAGGGCGGCGAGCTTCCCGCGCCGCAGTTCATCATCCAGCCGGTACGGCCGGCGGAGAGCGCCGAATGAGCGCTATCCCGGCTAACCTGGCGCCGCAAGTACCCCTGGAGATGCCGGAGAAGCTGCTGCCGCTACTCCAGCCAAGGCGCTTCAAGGTGCTGCACGGCGGCCGCGGCGGCGCGAAATCGCACACGGTGGCGCAAATCCTGATCATGCTCTCGATGCAGCGCAAGCTCCGCATCCTGTGTGTGCGCGAAGTGCAGAAATCGCTGAAAGAGTCGTCGATGCAAGTCCTCAAGGACTACATCGAGCGGCTAGGACTGGGCGCCTACTTCGAGGTGCTCAAGACCGAAATACGGTGTCGCCTGACGGGCTCGACGTTCGGCTTTTCGGGTCTGAAGGATCATACCGCCGATTCCATCAAGAGCTGGGAGGGCGCCGACATCGTCTGGGTGGAGGAGGCCCACAGCGTGACAGCGCGCTCGTGGAACATCCTCATTCCGACGATCCGCAAGGCTGGCTCCGAAATCTGGATCACGTTCAATCCCGACCAGGAGACCGACTACGTCTACGACCGGTTCGTGAAGAACGTCGATCCGGATGCGCTGGTGATCGAGGTCAACTGGCGCGATAACCCGTGGTTCGGGCCAGAGATGGATACCGAGCGGCGTAAGCTGCGCGCCGTCAATGACGATCTGTACAACCACGTCTGGGAGGGCCGGTGCCGAACCGCGGCCGGCATCCTTTTCAAACGGAAATGGTTCCATCGCTTCGATCTCGGTACGCAGCCATCCGCGCTGAACTGCTATCTGGCCAGCGACTACGCCGGCGGACAGGACCCGGACCACCCCGAGCGAGAGCCGGACAACACCGAGCACGGATGTTCCGGCCTCGACTGCAACGGCGACATGTGGTTCGTGGACTGGTGGACGGGCGAGGGCGAGGAGCCCGACATCTGGATCCAGGCATGGCTCGCCATGATCCGCCGTCAGCACCCGTTGGCCGCCTTCGAGGAAGGCGGCGTCATCCTGCGCACCACGAACGGCGCGATCAAGCGCGCCATGCTGCAGGCGAAGACGTACACCCAGCGCGTGGCGCTGCCGTCCGCCGGATCGAAGCTCAGTCGCGCGCTCGGATTCGCGATGCTTGCTTCGGCGGGGCAAGTGCACATCCCGAACACCGAATGGGGCGATCGCCTCATCAACCAGCTCTGTGCCTTCACAGGACAGGACGGCCGCAAAGACGACATGGTCGACGTCTGCAGTCTCCTGGCCCGCGGCATTGATCAAATGGCTGACGCCAAGCCTCCCGCGCCGCCGGCCGCAACTACTCCGAAACCCTTCACCGATGCCTGGTTCGATGCCCGCGACAACGCGGATCGTCGAACCGGTGCCGAGCGCGCCCGCTATTACAGGTGACCTCTATGGATCCGATCGAGCCCACCGCTGCCGGCACGCCGCCGCCCACCGTCCAGGTCGAGGTGGATGTCATCCCCATGCCAGGGGGGCGCAAGCCGCCGACGCCGCAGGAATCGGCCGCGGTGAAGAAGTGGATGCGCACGGTCTCCGCGGCGCGCAAGCACGACGAGGAAGCGCGCAAGCAATACGCGCGGGACCGTCGCTACGCGCGCGGCGACTCGGCGTTCGAGGTCGATGCGAATCTGATCGGGACGTACATCGACATCCTGGAATCGTTCCTCTACGCCCGTGACCCGGATGTGGACGTGCGGCCGGCGCGCTCGGCGGAGCCGCCCAGCCTGGAGGCGATGCGCGACGCTGCGGAAGACCATGTTGATGGCCTGCCGGACGCGAGCATTGCGCAGCAGCAGGCGCAACAGGCCGTGCTGCAGGACACGGGCGACCCGCTCAAGGCCGCCAAGGCGGGCCAGAAGGCCGCCGACGCATTGCGCGAGCACATGATCGAGCAGAAGTTCACCGAACTCCGCAAGCGCTTCCGGCGCCGCCAGCGCGACAACAAGGCTTTCGCCGACACGATGGAGATCGTGATCTCGCGCCTCTGGAAGGATGCCAACCTCAAGCCGCGCGCCACGCGCTGGGTGCGGTCGTCGCTGACTGTCGCGCTCGGCGTGATCAAGGCCTACTGGGACGAGCGTACAGCGCCGAACCCGGAGACGCAGGCACAGATCCACGACCTGCTGGCGATGATGAAGCGCGCCGCGGCGACGCGCGACGAGCTGGACGAGCTGAGCGGCGAGTCTGCCGACGCCAAAATGGCCGAGTACCAGCAGCAGTTGCAGGCACTGCGCGATCAAGCGCAGGTCGTCGTCGCGCGCGGCTTCGTGATCGAGTTGGTGCCGCCGGAAGATTTCCAGGTCGCCACCGGCTATGCCATCGCCGATCACTGCGACGCGCCGTGGAATAGCCAGCGCATCCCCATGCTTGCCGATGATGCGAAGGCGCGCTTCGAACTGTCCGACGCGCTGATGAAGCGGGCCACGCGCTACAAGGCGCGCAAGCCGAAGACGTGCATCAACGAATCACCATCGCAGCAGGACGACATCGAAGCGAGTGATGCCGACGCCTACGTCAAGGCCGGCGATGGCAGCGTGGAGTTCGACCAGGCCGCCGGCGGCGAATGGGTGATGGCCGAGGAAATCTGGGACGTCACGACGAACAACGTCTACACCGCACTGCACGGCATCGACGATCGATGGGTGAAAGATCCCTGGGCTCCCGACCCGACGACGCGCTTCTTCCCATACTTCGTGCTGTGCACGTCGGAGGTCGATGGGCAACGCCATCCCCAGAGCCTGACCAGCCGCAGCGCGAAGCTCGTGGACGAGTACAACCGCGTCGGATCGGCCGAGGCAGAGCACCGCCGTCGCTGCCTACCGGCAACTTTCTTCCACGCGGGCATGATCGGACCGAATCAACTGACGAGGATCACCGAGAGCAAGGTGGGCGAATGGATTCCCGTGGAGACCACGCAACCAGCCGAGAACTTCGCCGGCCTGTTCTACAACAAGCCCTATGCGCCGATCGATCCAGCGCTCTACGACCGGCAGCGCATCATCAAC